TATTCTACACCCCCTCATGTGGTCGATCTTCCTCAAGGATGCCATCTTCCATCAAGGTGGCGCAGCATCAGGCGTTGGAACAAGCTGGGGCTATCGTCCCCAGTCTGCAGATGGTGCTTTGAATCAGACTGCCCCTATGGGATTGAACGTTATTGTTTCTCCTTTCGTTAGCTTCACGGCTAAGAGTGGTGCAACAGCAGCTAAGTCAGACCTCTTCCTCATCGACCGTAATGAAGTCGGAACACTTCTCGTCAAAGACGAGATGAGTACCGATCAGTTCGACGATCCGGGCCGCGATATTCGCCAGCTCAAGATGAAAGAGCGTTACGACATCGTGATGCTGGGTGATGGTGAAGGTATCACTGTTGCTAAGAACGTCAGACTCAGCCGTAACTACGAAGTACAGGTTACTAACGACATAGCCTGATAGAAACCTTAGGGTCGTTATAGTTACAAATTACCCTGAAGCTTGGGGGGCGGTGGAGAAATCTACTGCCCCCTCTGCTTTTTATTGAATTGATTTATTACTATTACAATAGGTTTTGAATTTGGAGTGTGTTGAGTGGCCTTATATCTTATTGATAACGCTACAGTAAGCGTTAATACTGTTAATATTAAATTCGGTAGGACTATTAAAATAGCATCCTTAGTTGATGCAAATTTTTTAGTATATACTGACGCAGCTACACCTGTTCAAGTAAGTTCCCCATTTAGGACTATCAATACTATTACTGATTATAATCAGATTAGTAGAACTTTAACTTTATATTGGGATGTCATTCTACCCGGTAATATAGACTATGTTGTCCGCGTTCAAAACTTACTAGATTCCTCGGGTATGACTGTCCCTGAAGAAAGAATCAGTTTCACGAGTCAAACACAGTCAGCAACTCCGTCAATCCTACAGGAAAGTAAAGCTACTGTTTTAAATGAAGTTTTAGTAGAAGATAAATCTATTAGAACAGATATTGAAACTGGTTATCAAATATTAGCTAAAAATCCTAATTTCTATATAGAATCTGTCAGTCCAAATAATGGAGATTTTTATATAGGAAATGATGAAAATAATGGAAGAACTATTATCTCATTTAGTTCTCGCCCAGCATCAAACTTTTTAACCAGTAAGTATTTTAAAGCACAACGTAAGAAGATGCAAAAAACGCCAACCAGGTGGGAAACGCTTCCTACCCAAGTGTCCATGCATTCATGGAAACCAGATGTTTATATAGATTTTCCATCTACCGACGCAACTCCGGTTTATTACACAGATAGCAAGACTTATTTCGAGACTGGATATAAATATAGAGTTATTGTCTCTTCGGAAGTCGGTATATAATGGCTAATTCATTATATGCAAAAGGCAAAGAAGGCTTATTAGAGGGCCTATTTGACTTGACTGACAATAATATAAAAATTGCATTAGTAAAAAATACTTATACAGTAAATTTAAGCACACATGAATTCTTGTCAAGCATTAGTGAAGATTCAGTCGCAGCAACTACTAGTTTACTAGCCGGAAAAACAACAGCTTCTGGTGTCTTTGACGCTGATAATATTACGGTAGAAGATTACGGGACTAGCGGTTTTGCCTATCTGGTTTTATATAAGGATACTGGAGTTAGATCTACATCAAGGCTTTTGGCCTACATAGATACAGCCACAGGTTTGCCAGTAGCTGCTACTGCTAGTCCTATCTCCATCACAATTAGCTGGAGTAACGATCAATACAAAATATTTAGTTTATAAAGGATTTTTATGAGCACCCAGTATCCCGCAGCGTTGGATATATTGATTAATCCGACATCGTCTGACCCACTCAATTCAGCAACAGTGCCTCACCATCAACAGCACGCAAATGCAAATGATGCCATTGAAGCCATACAAACGGTTATTGGATTGAATCCAGCAGGCAGTCATTTAACAGTAAAAGATAGAATAATATCTGCAGAAACTGCAATTACTACTCAATCAGTTTTAAATGGATTGACTGACGTTACTATTACCACAGTGAACTCAGGTAATATTTTGCGTTACAACGGTTCAGCTTGGGTGAACCACCCCGAAGAAAATCTTACCGATGGAGGAAATTTTTAATCATGTCTAATACAATCAGAATTAAAAGAAGAGCGGTTGGAGGAATATCTGGAGCTCCAGGATCTTTAGAAAACGCAGAATTAGCTTTTACAGAAGTAGACGACGTACTCTATTATGGAAAAGGAACCTCAGGAGCTGGAGGAACAGGTACTCCCATAGCTATTGCTGGCCCTGGCGCATTTACTACATTAACTAGTACTCAAACTATTTCTGGAAATAAAACATTTTCTGGAACAGTAGCCTTAGGATCTTCTGCAACTGCAACAACACAAACAGCAGGAGATAATAGCACAAAAGTCGCAACAACCGGTTATGTAGATTCTGCCGTAACTGCTGCTACATATAACTTTACTTTAGCAGGCGATTCTGGAACATCACAGACAATTGACGACGCGGAGACTGTAACCATATCAGGTGGAACTGGGCTTTCATCAATAGCATCATCTACAAATACCATAACCCTACATCTTGACAATACAACAGTTACTGCTGGTTCATATGGTTCAGCTAGTGCAATCCCAACCTTTACGGTTGATGCTCAAGGTCGTTTGACCGCAGCAGGAACAGCTTCTATTTCTACTTCATTTACAGTAGATGCAGACAACGGTGACAATTTAACAATTTCTGGTGGAGATACCTTCACTATAGTTGGTGGCATAGGCTTAACATCGGTTGCCTCCGCAACTGACAGACTTACTTTAGATCTTGACAACACTGCAGTAACAGCTGGCTCATACGGCGGTGCTGCATCAGTCGGTAGCTTCACGGTTGACGCTCAGGGTCGTTTAACTGCAGCAAGTTCGACAACTATAGAAATTGCGCTTGGAACTAATACCAGTGGAAACTATGTGGCAACAATAACTGGTGGAACTGGCGTTACTTCTTCTGCAGCAACAACAGGTGAGGGAACAACTCACACATTATCTATTGGTCAAGATGTAGCAACCTCTGCAAGTGTAACATTTGCAGGGCTTACACTCAATAGTGGAAGCATGGTTTTTGAAGGTGCAACTGCAAATGACTTTGAAACAACTCTTGCAGTCACAGATCCAACTGCAGACCGCACTATCACTCTGCCAGATGCAACAGGTACGGTTGCACTTACTAATAATAAGCTTTCGGATTTTGCAGCAACTTCCTCAGCAGAACTTGCTGGAATTATATCGGATGAAACTGGTACTGGAGCACTTGTATTTGCTAACACGCCAACTCTTGTAACGCCAAACATTGGCGCTGCCACTGGCACGTCCCTTGTCCTTTCCGGCGATCTAACAGTTAACGGTACAACAACTACAATCAATTCAACTACCGTAACTGTTGACGATAAGAATCTTGAACTTGGCTCAAGCGCCTCTCCGACAGACGCAGGTGCCGATGGTGGTGGCATCACTCTTAAGGGTGATACAGACAAGACTTTTAACTGGGTTGATGCAACTGACGCATGGACGTCTTCAGAAAATCTTAATCTTCTGACGGGCAAGTCATTTTTAATTGCTGGAACGTCTGTACTTTCTGGCTCAACTCTTGGCTCAGGAGTAACTGCCTCAAGCCTTACTTCAGTTGGAATAATTGCAACTGGCACTTGGAATGGCACAACCATAGCAATAGCTAATGGTGGAACTGGAGCTACAGATGCTGGAGCAGCTAGAACTGCTCTTGGCCTAGCTATTGGCACTGATGTTCAGGCATACAACGCTACACTCGCTGCGGTGGCTGGTGGAACCTATTCTGGCGATGACAGTATTACGACTGTAGGAACTATCGCAGTTGGTACCTGGAATGGTACAGTAATCGGTTCAACTTATGGTGGAACTGGAGTAAATAATGGAGCTAGTACCATTACTCTTGGTGGCAACCTTGTTACATCTGGAGCTAATGCAATAACTTTCACCTCGACTGGAACAACAGGCGTAACTCTTCCAACATCTGGAACTCTTGCCACTTTAGCTGGATTTGAAAGTCTTACAAATAAGACAATTGATTCGTCCAATATAGGCGCAACAACTAAAGGCACAGGAGCTTTCACTACCTTAACCTCAAACGGTGCTACAACATTTACTGCAGCAACAGCGTCATCATCTTACACAACTGGTACTTTAGTTGTGACTGGTGGAATCGGAGTCTCAGGCGCATTGTACGGAAATGGCAGTACATTAAGTGGTTTCTCCATTGATTGTGGAACATTCTAATAAAAGGATTTAGATGCTCTACAATGGAGATATAGCCTATAACCAAGCTCATTTCAATTATAGTGGTGTATATGTAGTTTCTCCTGAGTCTTTTGGAATAACTACTAATTTTGGTGGCCTAAAAGTATTAGGCGTTATTGTCATATCACCACCGTCTGTAAATAGCACATTAGTTTTTGTTGATAGTCATTCTGTTCTTACCCCAAGTGGAATATTAGAAAATACAGAAACTTCATCCTCAATGACATTCGCCATGTTTGACGGTTACGGGTCTTCGGAGATAGATATAATAAACGCAGACGCCTTTGCTATCTCAAGTCTGGATAGCGAAGAAATATATAGCTCTGGCTATATAGCAATATCAATAGATAAGAATGAAGCTTATGCTATTTCCAGTGCAGAAAGTATTATTCTAGAGGACAATTCAGCTGGAACAATTAACGTTACTATTATATCTAACGCATAAACCAAGAGGTAAAAAATGTCAACAGATAGAGTTGTAGTCAGTGACACAGTTAGAATAACTGTAAAATTTAAAGATATTGACGCCAATGGAAATGAAGTAGCATTATCTCCTGTAGCCAATCCACAAGTAATAATAAAAAACTCTTCCAATGCGACTGTCGTTACAGATACTTCTAGTCAAATATCTAGTTCAATATTTTACTTTGATTACACTCCAACTATAGCTGATACATATACAGTTAAGTTTACTGGCATATTAGCTAATTCTAATACTGTAGTTATAGAACAAAGATTATACGTTAGTTCCACAGTAGAAGAATATCAGCCAACAGTAACTCTCAAAAATGATGAGACTATTACTTTTGCCCCAGATGTGGCACCTCTTTACATCGACCCTGAGCAATTACTCTCTTATTTCCCTGACGCAACGATGTTAGAAATAGGCGAAATTGCCCACAACTTCTCTAATGAGGTTAAAGGCATCTATAGTCTCATAGAGACCGACGACGGTAGTGATCTGTCATTTATTGTATATGAATACATTAAAGCTGCTACAGCGTGTGAGCTAAGTAGAACATACGGTTATGGCAGTGATGATGAAATATCTATAAGCCTTGGGGATTTTAGCCTCACAAATAAGTCTATACCAAGGAATAAAGTTACAAGAGACAATGCCACGACATGGTGCCAAATTGCCACAGCTCTTAGAAAAGAAATGTTATCAAATAGAGTTAGTCCAATGGGATTCCAGATGAAAGGCTTACCAAGTGCTGGTCCGTTTTATTCTGGTGGACAAATTGCCCATCTTACTGATAGAGATTTATATGGTGTAGTAAGAACTGTCCCAGCGAGTCATGACCCTATGCCCAATAGAGGTTTGAGAAGCCGTGATTGATGTCAAGAAAACTTTCAAAAAGATTCTTAGAGAATGGGGACATAACGTTCATATTCAAAGAATACTTGCAAATGGAAATCATTATAATCAATTCGAGTTAGTCACAACTAGGCAGGTTGGCCAATCGGGGGCCGTGAATTCTAATTCAACACAAGAATATGATGAAGGTCTTTTGACAAAATATGATGCAGTATATTATTTTGAAGACATCGTTTACCCTAAAGAGGGTGATAGAATATATGAGAATTATTCCGCCAAAGCAACAAAAAACTATACAATGTTCAAGATTGATGCTATCACTGCAGTAAGAGGCAGACATGGTAAGATTAATTATTGGATAGTTGGCGCAACTAGAGAGAAATAATATGTTAATAGTTAGCAGAGGTCAGTCGGTACAATTTAAATTTATATTTATTTCAGAAGGAAATATATATGACCCAACCGCCAATTCAACACCAGTAGACATATATTTTTCTGTTATTAGAGGAGAGTATGGTAGCGGTCCAGTAATAGATGGTCCATATTCTTATCTAATTCAAGAAGAAAATCCTTCAGGACCTATTTATATTGAAAAAAGTAATTCTAAAGAATTTACTTTTTATTACCAAATTCCAGATAAATTATATGAGGGAATTTATTCTGTTATTGCACAAACAACTAACTCCACTGGAAATTTAAACATAAGTGCAAAGTTTCAAGTTAAAGGTGAAGTATCGACTTTAAGTCCAATAGTTATTTCCCCAAATAAAAGTACCGTAGTAAACTATAAGCCAAGTTATGAACAGTTAAACTCAAATAATACTAGTACGATTTTATTAATTGGCCACGCAAATGGAATGGAATTTAATAACCCCGTTAATGTTAGGTCAATGCAAAGTGCTATTGATCTTCTTGGAGCAGATCTTTCTAGTCCTTTATTAAGAGGAGTATTTGACGCATACGCGGCTGGCGCCAGAGACATTATGATTTGTGCAACAGCTCCAATGTCAGAATATGTAGATAAATATTCAGATAGGAATACTTCCAATACTCTATTCGACAGAAATGCTGCCACACCCAGCGAATATACTTTTTATGAAAGATATTACGAAAGATTAGAAGAAACATATTCAATAATTAAAGATTTAGATTTTATTGATATTATTGTTCCATTAGAAACTTCCATTATTAAAACAGGTGGAGTTGATTTTATAACTCAGTTAGCTGATTATTGCGCAGATTTTCATAATACAACCGGCTATGTACAAATTGGAGTAATAGGATCAAGAAGTGGTGGAGTAATATCTTCAGATATTGACCTGTTGGAAGCAAATTCTATTTTAACAGATAAATTAACCACTACAAATACGACTGGTCAAATCTCTTCAGATAATGGAAGATTTGTTATTCCA